GCCATCATAGATTGCTGTTGCTGTTGTAAAGCCAACATTTGCTGTTCAATCTCTTGGTTGATTGGGGCAAAGTATCTATCTGAGTTACGCACCCCGGCAACTGCCATCATATCAGTAATTGTATTGCGTATGTTTGTTAGGCTAACCAAGCCATTCATAGGGCCATACTGTTGATATACTTGGGTTTGCATTGTCAGTGCTTGCTGTAATGCGGCTACCTTCTCATCTTCGCGTCCAGTACCCAAGCCAACATTTACGCTTACATCCATTGATATATCCCAAACTCTAGGATCAACTGGAACAAACTGACCGTTCATACGCATCATCTTTTCTTCATTGAAGTTCTTGTGCATGATACGCAGAATAATTTTAAACAAGTCTCTTAACCCATCAGCAAGATTACGTACCATTACCTCAACTTGGCCTGCTGCTGCTTCTACGCTTGCAGTAACGGCTGCTTTTGTTGTGGACTGCAATGCATCAGGATTAAGTGCAAGGTTCTGGGTAACGCCTGTTTTTTGCTCTACAAGCTTATCCAAATACGTTAGGGCGCTAAGTGTCTGGCCTGCTGTAAACGGCACGCTTAAATCTTGTATACTGCCTTGCTGCCTCATTCTGACCAAGCCGCCAATCTCTGCGTTCATAAGGTCATCTACGTTTACGCTTCCTTCGAGAAAACCAAGTCTAGGGCTGTTTGTTAATGCTACGTTATCGAGTATGCCACGCAATATTGCAGTACTTGCGTCCTGGTCATCTGCAATAAGCTCACAAAGGCTACGCCCATAAAACGAATGAGGCTCTGGGTCTATTTCAAGCTTGACCATTGGCACTTCATCACAAGGCTCAAAATCTAGTAATTCATAGGAAGTACCACCCAACAGGAACTTGTGCAGAACAGGCACACCAGTACCATCTACATCAATTCTCATATAAGCCTCACTTATTGCTATATTTTTCATTGTTGGGTCTTGCTCATTCTCATCAGCAAAATCTTCATTATAGCCTTGCCGTGCCTGCACCTCTGTTTCGGTCATCTCAAAACCGCTAATAATACCGTCAAGGCCCAATACTGTGTCTGGGTCATAACCCATTGCGATTACATCACCGGCACGCATTTCAGTTCTATGGGCTACAATGTACGCATCCTCTATCGTTCTGGCATCTCGATTTACAAAAAATTCCTCTGGCGGCACGCTTTCTATGCAGAGATCGCCCTTCATTTCTTTTCGGCTAAGTTTTACTGAAAAAATTGGCGCTTCTATATCCATGCCAAACTCATCCATTTCCATACGCATTTCCATGCTTTGCTCAAGCACTTCAACGTCGGGATCGCTTGTAAGTAAGCTCAACTCATCTTCTGAAAGGTCTGATAATGTGTATATTTTTGCTGTGGGGTATTCCTTGTGATACGCCTTGATAATGCCCTGTTTTTTTACAAGCGCGTCATGGATTGCATCAGAAAGAACTCTATAGCCATTTAGTCGGTTAAACTCATGGTTGATAAAGTCTGTGGCCTGTTCTGCCATTGCAACATCTTCTGGGCCGTGTGGCACAAACTCAACTGCTTTGGTTGTAGACATAAACACACGCATAATCGACGGTTTGACGCTGCGTACAATATCTCTGACTTTTGTTGCTACAACCTTGCTTCTGCCATCTTCATAGCCAATGTCTACTTCGCCATCGTAATAGCGTTGCGCTTTAAGCCTAATTTCGCTGATTTCGCTTTCAACAAAATCAACTGCGTTTTGCATCGCGTCTTGGACAATCGCAGATATTTCTTGCTCTGTTTTAGGTTGTATTTCCATTACTGCTGTTCCTGTTGTCTGGCTGTTTCTGCTGCGATTAATCTTAGCAAAGTAGAAGCTTCTGAACCGAGTGCAGAGTCCTCCCTTGCAATCTTTCTAAGTTTGGTAAAATCTCCGGCTGTTGCAGAATTAATTGCTTTTAATGCAACATTGCTCGTTAACATTCTTGTTCCTGTGAATAAACCACCACCAAGAGCCAAAGCGCCGCCTAAATCAAATATAGAACCCGCTAAAAAAGCAGTCATAATATTAGCCGGCGCACTGCCAGTAGCCACTGGACGCTGCTTAAACTTCTCAACAACCTGTGCAAGTTTATCTAATTCTGTTTTTACACTTGCAGGCGCGTTACCACTTAGCAAAACAGTCTTTGCTGAGTTATCCATTTTGTTCCAATTAGTAAGAAAATTTGCAGGGTTAAATTCTGCAAAATCAGTTGCATCAGGAGCACCACTGCGTTGCGGCGGTGTTTCTCCTAATTTTCTTATAATTGTTGCTGATACTGTAGACCATTGATCTTGTGGTAAGCTTTTTTTCAACTGTAAAAGTTTTTTGGTACTACCCTTTGGGCTTGCTTCTAAAGTCATAGCCACAATGTCATTGTAAGCTTTTTTCTCAGTATCCGCTTTTAAAACATTCTTAAGTGCGTTTTCTATTCTTGATTGACCCGCACGATAATAATTATTTGCTCTAGTGTAAGCATTTAAAGCTTTTGGGCCTGCTGATCTTGCAGCAAGTTCTAAATCTTGGCTCAACGCTCCATAAAGTTTTTTAAGCTGTCCTTGGTCTAAATCAGACATGACACCGCTAAAGGAACCTATGCTTTTTCCAATAGTTGATCGTAAGTCTTTAAGAGCTTCGTAGGGCAGGGCGTTTAATGATCCATCTACCTCTAAATCTCTTAATATTTTAGCAAAAATAGGTTTTTTAAGAAATTTATCTATTTCTGGATATTTGTTAGCATTTTTTGTTATTTCTTCTAACGCTGCAATACTGCGTGGCGCTGTCACAAAACTGTTGAATCCAATTTCACTATCAAGCTGATTATAAAGTTTTGATGATTTTTCTTCAAATTTATTAACAAAACTTTCTGCACCAGATTTCAGTGCTTCGCCTGCACCTTCTCTAGTTGTTGGTGTTCCTAATCTTTCGCTTGCCTGCGCAAAAGCATCACCCATTTGTGAAACTGTGCGGTCTTGCGCTCTATTTATGCTGCCTGCTGAAAAAGGTGCATTTGCTAAAGTTGTTTCTAACACACCGGCGGTTCTATTATTCATGCTTAGTGTTGGCGTTATTCCTAAGTCTTGCGCAGACTGCGCTACCGCTTGACGCTGTGATACTGGGCTTGCCTTTCTCGCAAGTCGGGTAACTGCCGCCGGTGCACCTGCAAGCTCTGGCACCGCAACCTCTCCTAATAACATAAAGTCTCTTGCAGCCTTACGTTCTTGCGTCCTATCGCCACCAAAAATATCGCCAAGCAAACCCGCCCCGCCAGTATATGTTGCACCTAAAGTATTTAAAGCCATAAGCCCAACGTCTTTAGCTCGATCTGCAATTGGCCGATCAAAACTACTTCTCTGGGCGATTGCACGCATATTTTGTCTAAAAGGCGCAGAAAATTCAGCAGCAGTGTCACCAAACTTGTTTGTTTCTTTTGCTAATGGCTCAACCACAGTATCTGGGGATGGCAACATATTTTGTTGCGCAAACCTTTGATTGTCTCGTTTTCTTTTAGCTTTTACTTGAAGTTGGAGAGCTTTAATTCTGGCTTTTAATTCTTCAGCCGTTGCCATTATTGACCCTCCGTAAATCTACGATTTAATTCTTCGAGAGCGTCTATGTCTAAATTATCTACATTAATATCAATAAGCGCATCAAATGATAGCCCTCGTATATCTGAGGCAGTCATATTAGAAGATGTATTAGTGCTTTGTATTATTTCTGACGAACTTGATAAAAGGTCTATTTCTGCTTGTGTAAAAAAATCACTAGGCTTTATTACTTCGCCAGTGCCTTTATTGATTAAGTTATTTTTTTGATCTTCTAGTATTGCATCATAAAGCCGCTGCTGATGGCCTTCATAAAATTTCTTAATTGTTTGTAAGTTTCCGAGTAATTGACCGGCTGTTTGTCCTTGCTCAAGACTCCCTTTTACTGATTGCAGATATTTAAGTTCTTGCACCGCAACTTGGCCTAATGCACCACCATTGGGGCTTTCTTGCCTCATTTGGTCTAATCTATCAAAACCAATATTTGCTACAATTGGCGCTATACGCTGCTGAACATCAAAAGCAGGCGTCCCGGGCACTTGGTTTGTTTTACCGCCAATGTAGCCCGTAGTTAAAATTTTATTACCCTCTATTTGATTAATAGCGGCGTCAATATTTTCGATAATAATTCTATTAGCGTCTGTTTTGTTTGATTTCTTACTTAAATTTGCATCTTGAATTTTAGTTTCAGAAGTTTCAGTCTTTCGCAATCTGTCTGCTGCTGCTGAACCTGGCAATGGGGTAAAAACAGGGTTGCCGCTTACATCTTCCGTAATAACATAATCACCTTTAACTTGAACCTTGCTGCCTAAATTAAAAGTATTACCGC